GGCGCACGCTGATGAAATCGAGCTTCTTCAGCGACCACAGCCGGTACATGAAGTTCTCAAAGGAATAGGCGTCGCTCATGAACCGACACCGGAAATAATAGCTGAAATCGGCGGTGACGACGCGCCCGGAAGCGGGCGGCACGGTGAAGGTCACGAGCCCGGTCGCCGGGTCGACCGACCAGCTGCCCGCCGGCTGGACGACGCCGTTCAGGTAGACCGCACTCACGGTGTTCGGTGCCGTCACTGGCTCCGTGAAGCCGATCGCGCCGGCCGGCCCGAAAAACCGCTGCAGCTGGAACACGGTGGTGGCGCCGTCGCCGGTCCCGAGTGCCGCACCCGCCGCCTGGTCGTCGGTCGGATCGTTGTAGAGAAACGTGGCAAAGGCGCCCCGGCAGGCCATGACAAAGCCCATCAGCGTGCGCAGATCGGCCTGCGGGGGTGCGGCGTCGCGCAGCACGTCGTGGGTGAGGCTGAACTGCCACAGCGGATAGGGATAGTCGAGCGCGCGCAATTCGCGGCCCGATACCGTGCGCTGAACCCGGGTCTGAAACGTCGGCGTCTTCGATACCGACCAGCCCTGGCCGATCAGCGCCGGCAGGACGCCGATGTCAGCCACTCTATTCGCCCGTCGCCGGAAAGCCCGTGCACCGCCGAGTGCAGGCATTCCGCTTCCGCCTGCGGCGCGCCAACAGCCGCCGCGTCGCCTCGGCGTAAGAAAGGATTCGGCTCGGCGCGCACGGCAGCTCCGAGATGTGTGCGTCCTCCTCTTCGAGCCGCCGGTCGAGCGGCTCGGGCAGCGATCCTTCGCGCACCGGTCACGAGCGCTGGTAGAGCGTCGCGCCGTTGCGCGTCGCCTTGTTGAGGGCCGCGACCAGGGCCGAGCCGTGGTTCGCAAACAGCCGGGCGACGCCGCCGGCGTCGATGGCGGTGATGTTGAAGGTGTGGCCGCCGCCGCCATTGGCGATCATCGCCTGCAGCCCGTCCGAAATATGCGCCGGCAACACCATCTCGCGCTGGTGCAGGACCGAGAGGACGCCGCCATTGGCGAAATGCGGCACGACCCAGCCGCCCCTCGCCGACGGCACGATCCCGCCGCGGGCAAAGCCGAGAAATGCAAAGAGGCCCGAAAACATCGAGCCGATCGCCGAGAACAGCCCGCCCGAGCCGGCCGCCGCACCACCCATCCCGGCCAATACCGCGGCCTCGCCGCCGCCGCCCCACAGTGCCGCGACATCGGCCGCCTGCTGTGCGGCACCGCCGATGCCGAGTGCCGCGCCGACGAGGCCGAAGAGGCCGCCCGAGCCGAGACCGAGTGCCCCGGACAGGCCTTGCGAGCCGAACCGCAAATTCGCCAGCCCGCCGCCGGCGCCGCCCGAACCGCCGAGCAGCGACGAGAACAGCGACTTGGTAAAATCCTTCAGCAGGCTGTCGACGAGAGCGCGGAACGCGGCGGCGATCGTCTTGGTACGGCCGAGCACGTCGGCAACGAGGCTGCCGAGCTGGTCGGAGATCTGCCGCGTCGCCTCGCGCCACGACTTGGCCGACGCTTCAGCCGCCAGCTTGTAGGCCTCCTCTTCCTTCTTCTGCTCCTCTTCGAGGAGGCGCAGCCGCTCGGCCGTCGCCCGCTGTGCCGCCGCCAGCTTTTCGCGCTCGAGATCGAGATATTCTTTCGAATCTCGGCCATATATTGCCGCGGTCTCGTCCAGCCACTCGTCGTAGATCCGGATGATCGCGTCGGCGTTGCTCTTGGCCGCCTGCAGCTTGAGCCGCTCGCCGGCCGAGAACAGCTCGTACTCCTCGCGGATCTCTTTCTCGGCGTCGTCCTTCGAGGCGCGGCCGCCGGCGCGGCCGCCGCCCGGCTTCTCGGTGCCGATCGCGCGGGTTCCGGCGGGCGGTGGCGGTCCCGGCACCGGGGTGCGAAAGATCTGGACCTCGCCGAGGCTCTCGAGGTTGGCGAGGATCGCGGCGATGTTCGCCTTGACGCCGTCGAGCACGGCCTTGGCCTTGGGCGCCGAGTGCTCGAAGCCCTCGCCAAAGGCCTTGCCGATGCCCCTCCAATCGCCGCTGACCGCGGCGCCGATCGCCTTGGCGATGCCATGGACGACCTGGTTGATGCCGATCGCGAAGGCCTCGATCATCCCGAGTGCCGCCCGGATCGCGTCGACAAAGGCGCTGACGATCGCGACCACGCCGGCGATCGCCTTGGCCACTACGTAGAAGGACGCGGCGAGCGGATTGAGCTCGACGCGGAGCCCCTGGCTCGCCCGGATCGCATCGTCGAGCGAGCGGACGAAATAATCCTCGACGGCACGGATCGCGTCGATCGCCGACTTCAATCCACCGAAGCCGTCATGGGCGAGGGTCTGGGTATCGAGCCTGAGCGCATTCCGCCGCTCGGCGCTGTCGGCCTCGCCGGCGGCGTTGCGTTCGAGCGCGGCAGCGTAGTCCTGCGCCCGCGCCTTGAGCTCGTCCCAGCCTTCGCCGCCCACCCGCATCAGCGGCACCAGCCGGTCGAAGCCGCGGCCGATCAGCTCGTGCAGCACCGCCATGCGCTGCAGCGGATTGGCCGATTCGGCGGCCAGCTCGGTGACCAGCCGGAGGAGGCCGGGCAGATCGTTCGCGTGCGCCTTGACCTCGGCCAGCGACGCCCCGAGGTTCTTGAAGTTCGTTGCCGCCGTCCCGGTCGGATCTTGCAGCGCCTGCTGCACCGAGAGACCGAGCCGTTCGAGCGCGCGCTGCGCCTCGTCGGCGCTGCCGCCGGCGAGGGTGAACATGCCTTGCAGCTCGCCGACCTGATGCGTCGTCAGGCCGAGCGCATAGCCGGTGTTGAGCGCCCGCTCGCCGATCTCGGCCATCTCTGTGCCGAATTCGCGGAACTTGTCGATCGCGTAGGTGATGCCGGCGAGTTCGAGCCCCTCGCGCAGCCGCGACGAGAAGGTGCCGAGCAGCTCGGCGGGGCCGCGGATCGCCTCGGCGAGGCCTTCGAACCCCTGCGTGACCTGCTGAATGCCCGATGTGGCGCCGGCCGTCTCGGCGGTGATCTTTACGTTTATCTGTTCGTCGGCCATCCCTCTACTCGCCCGTCATGTGGCCGGCCCCTGTGCACCGCCGAGGGCAGGCCCTACATTTGCTGCCATGTCGTCGGAGGCGCTCGACCCCGTCGTCCTCTCCCTGCTGCTGGCGCTCTATTTCGCGCCGTCGCTCATCGTGTGGCGCCGCCGCGAGCCCGCCATGCGGATCTTCCTGTTCAACCTTCTGACCGGCTGGACTCTGGTCGGCTGGGCGATCGTGCTGGTCATGGCGCTGCTGCCGGCTGCGTCGTACCGCGATACGCTCGCAGCCCCCGAGCCCGAGCGCCTGCCCTGCCCTTACTGCGCCGAGCCGATCCTGGCGGCCGCGCGGCTCTGCCGGCATTGCCGACAACCGCTCGACCGCTTCTGGGCGAGCGGCGCCGAAATCGTCGATCTCGTCGCCCGGCGCGCGCGATGATCGCGATCGAGATCATCGGCGACGACCGGCTGGTCGCGCGGCTCGAGGCGATGCCGGGCAGGCTGCACGCGGGCGTGGCGCGCGCCGTCACCCGCCTCGGTCTCGCATTGCAGCGCCGGGTCCAGGCCGAAAAACTCAGCGGTCAGGTGCTGAAGGTGCGCACCGGCTCGCTGCGCAGCTCGATCAACACCCGGATCGAGAACACCGCGACCGCGATCTCGGCCGTGGTCGGCACCAACATCGCCTATGGCCGGGTGCACGAATACGGCTTCGACGGCACCGTCCAGGTGCGCGCCCATCTGCGCCAGATCACCGAGGCCTTCGGCCGGCCGATCGCGCCGACGACGGTCGGCATGCGCGCCCACAGCCGCCATATTCGCCTGCCCGAGCGCTCGTTCCTGCGCTCGGCGCTGGCCGAGATGGCGCCCAGGATCGAGGCCGAGCTGCGCGAGGCCGTCGGCGCGGCGATCGCCTAGAGCGGCTCGACGACCGGCACGAGCGCACAGCGGCAATTCGGGTGCGCCGGCGGGCTGTCGTCGCCCGAGGGAAAAGCCTCGCCGAGCGGGACCGGCGCGGCATCCTCGTTGTCCTGGCAGATCTCCTCGACGAGGTCGTCGCCGGCCGTGAGCCATTCCACTTGCGCGACGACGCCTGAGGCCTCGTAGGCGTCGAAATTGCCGCGGTTGTTGGCCGTGATCACCTCGGTGCGGGCGATCGTCGCCGCCTGCGCCGCCGAGAACCCGGGCGAGGCCGCGATCTCGTCGCCGAGCCGGACCGCACCCCAGCCCTCCTCGATCGCCCGAGTCACGGTCGACCGCAGCATCTCGCGCGTGTTGTCCTCGATCCGTGTCGCCAGCTCGGCGGAATGCTCTCGCGCCCAGGCGACGGCGCGCTCGTTGACTTGCTCGGTCGAGATTCCGAAGCCGGCCTAGCCCGCAGGCGGCGCCGGATCGCCGCGCGTCTCGATCAGCAGCCGCAGCGCCCGCGCATAGCCGTCGCCGTAGAGATCGGCCATGTCCGCGTAAATTGCCTCGACATCGGACCAGTCGCCGAGGTCGATCGCCGCGAGAACCTCGGCAGCGGCCTGCTCCGGCGCGGGGCCGCCTTCGTCAGGACCGGGCGGTGCTTTGGCAATGGAATCACAATGCAATTCCATTGTTTTGCCGAGCGGCCGCGCGATCTGCGCCGCCAGGTCCGCGGCGCGAGTGGTGAAGAATTGCGACAGCCTCGCGCGCAATCGCCGCTCGGTCCGCTCCATCAAGGCCACGTTTCGGCCGGGCGCGGCGCGCAGCGGCGGGCGGGCCTTGCCAAAAGGGGCGGCGGCCTTGCCGGCGCGCACCTCCCCCGGATCTTCGCTTCGCTCGTCCGGGGGCTGCGCGCCTGCGGCGCTCGCCTCCGGCGGATTGGCGATATCGATGAGGCGCACGGCGTTCTGGCCGGCGTCGATGACGAGCTCGTCGCCGCCGTCGACCGGGTCGAGGCCGCGCTCGGCGCGCGCTTCGTTCCTGCTGATGATCCCCTCCTTGACCAGGCCGACGAGCATCGTGGCCTGGTCCTCGGGGTCGAGCGGCTCCGTCGTCTGCCACGCGAATTCGAGGTCGGCATGGCCCATGTGGCGCTGGATCACGCGGTCGGCGAGGCGCTTCGTCCAAGCCATCAAGGGCTGGTTGCCCTCGCTGACCGCGGCCTCCTGCATCGTCTCGCCGGTGGCGCGGTTGACCTGGTTGACCAGTGCGGTCGGCGGCAGGCTGAAGACGTAGCAGACGACCCGCGCCAGCCACTCCTCGAAGTCGCGCTCGATCGGCGAGGATTTGAAGGCCTGGTACTTGGCGCCGGCCGGGGTCCAGACGACCTTGTTGCGCTCGGCGAGGTTGCCCGAGAGGATCGAGTCGAACCAGCCTTGAAAGCTCGCGATCTGCTCGGCGTTCCAGCCCTCGGGGGCGTTGATCAGCCCCTCGGGGAGATTGCCGGCGGTGTAGTAGCCGAGCTGGGTCAGCGCCCGGCGCATGCCGATGTTGATGTAGAGCAGCACCTGCTCGACCGGGCCGAAGCCGTAGGCGTGGTCGGAGCGGCGGTTCCTGGGCGCGTAGAGGAGCTCGTCCGAGGTCAAAAGCCGCCACGGCCGGCCGTGGATCACCTGCTCGTAGGCCGGCGCTGGCGGAAGCGGCCGTCGCCCGGTCTCGTCGACCAACACCTTGACCGTCGCCC